AGTCAGGTTGTAAATTATTAGGTCGTTGATCGCCTCTATGAAATCTTACTTTTTGTTTTTTAGCCATTAAAGTATATTCATGTCCCAACTAATTATTCTTTTAACTTGTTTTGATTTATGAGGTTCAGTAAAATGTCTAATAAATTTTGGTGTAATAACTATATCACCTTCATTAACTTTTAATGGATAATATATTGTTCTATCACTATACCAGTCATTCCAAGGTTGTATATATTGTGTTACTGATCCATCTTTAGGCATATTTAAATACAGTATGCCAGCTAACCCTACTGATCCATGATCGTGTGGAGTATGATAGTCACCCTTTTTATATGATACTGACCATATATCTTGTAAGTGAATATCTTTTTTTAGTTTTTGAGACAACATACCTAATTCTTCAGCCATAATATTATTAAAAGCATCAGCAAAACCTGATCTGTCTTTTTGTCTATTTGTAGAAAAGGTTTGTAGACCATGTTTTCTTTCTGGAAATGCTTTACATAATTTTTCTAATTGTGGTTTCTTCTTCTTAAAATTTAAAGTAGGTATTGACCACATTGGAATTGTAAATAAACTATTTTCAATCATTAATTAATCTCCTTAACTTTTACTTTTTCGTTATAATCTAATCCTATTTTTTCCATAACAGTATTAAAATCTTCTTCTACGTGCCAAAAGTTTTCTTTTGACCATAATGCTACTTTGTTTTCTTTTGTTAAATCTCTATAAATGGTGACAATATTATCAACATTAATAACTATATCAGTTCCTTCAAAGGGTGGATTGGCGTTTGTAAATACTACAAATTTACTCATTATTTCTCCTATAATTTAAAATCGGAAAACTTTTCGTATGATTCTTCGGGAGATGGATAGTTTTCCTGTTGTTTAAGTTCTTTACCACCTACTATATTTTGTGCTGAATTTTCAGTATCGTACAAACGCATTTTAGCTCTATCAACACCTATAATGAACGACCTGTTTATACCAGGGTCATTATAACGATTTTTCAATTGTTTTACTTTCATTTGACCCAGACCTTCTAGTTCTTCATTTGACATAAGAGCAAACATAAAGTCAGCAGTTGCTGGTAGACCAAATGATTCTGAAGTATCTTCTAAACCAATATCTGTACTTACGAAACCCGTTCTAGTTGTTTGTGTTGCACTAAAGATTGGAACATCATGTTCAACAGCAAGACCTCTTAATTCTTCAGCGATTGCTTTGATATAAAAATAAGATGATATATTACCACCTTTAAATCTTGCACTAGCACAGATGTTTAAATAATCAATGAAGATGACTTGTGGCTTAAAGCTTTTCTTTAACGCTAGTTCATTTATTAGTGCTTTGAAATGACCACTATGAGCTGACGCAGTAGGATACTCTTTAATAACTAATCTACCATTTGTCTTATCTTCTAATTTTTTAACTTTACTATCATACAATTCTTTTGGCATACTTCTAATATCGTCCATTGATATATCAAATAAATTTGCGTCTATTCTTTCAGCGATACGTTCTTCAGCCATTTCTAAAGTAATGTATAATACATTTAAACCTTGTGTTAAGAAAGATGAAGCAGCATGACACATAAACAAAGACTTACCAACACCAGTACCAGCCAAAGCGATATTCAAAGTTTTACTTGGTATACCACCTTTTGTAATTCTATTGAAGTATGATAAATCAAATGGGTATCTTTTTTCTTTAGTGTGGTACCAATCAAATCTATCTTGTGCGTCTTCTATGTAATCGTGGCCAACGTGTTTATCAAAACTTACACCTAACGCATCACTTAATAAACTAGGTAATGACTCTGGTGTTCTTGTTTTATCTTTACCTTCTAAAATTGTAATACCTTCTAATACAGCATTGTGAACAGCTCTATCTTTACAAAACTTTTCTGTTGTGTCTAGTAACCATTTTAAATCTGTATCTTCTTGTGATATACTAGCAACTAACTCTTTAACATCTTTATATTCTGTTTCGTTTAAATCTTTTCTATTATTAAGTTCAATTAATATAGATTCTTTAGTAGGTAAATTATTATAAGTGTGTAGAAACTTTGATACTTCAGAAAATAATATCTTCTCATCTCTTTTAGGAAAATATGTTTCTTTAAGAAATGGAATAGCTTTTCTTGTAAAATCTTCATTAAAGAAAAGATTATTTAATATTGTATGTTCTATTCTATCATTCATGCGTAATGTAAATAACTTCCTATTATATATTTTGGTTTCTTAATTGGCTTATGACCTATATGTTTATGTGTCCATAATGGTGGAAACATTAGTAACGTACCAGCCTTTGGTTGTATCATTGTATCATATTCTGGGAAGCTTGTCAACCCTCCCTCGTTGTCATTTAGATATAAAAAGAATACTAAAAATCTTTTAGCACTAGCATAATCCATAACATCAACATGCTCTTTAAATTCATCTTTATCGTTTACTTCATACTTCTTAAATCTAATTTGTTCCCAACCGAATCTCTCTGGCCAATTATGAGTAATTTTAAATCTTTCAGCATATCTATCAATGTATGGTCTTAGTGTAGTGTATATTATTTTTTCATACTCTTTCCAATCTTCATATGCATTTATATTAATTTCAGTAAATGATCTATGGTCTTTTAGTTCTGTCTTTTGCCATTGTATTCTACTGTCTTCAAACTTATCAATAAGGTGTGTACATTGTTCTTTAGACAATACATTATCATATGTTACTATAAAATTATTTTCCAAAATCAGCCTTACCCTCTTTTAATTGTTGATCTACTATTTCAACAAGTATATCTCCAATGTAGTTTCTAAAGTCTGCAGATAATATATCTTCCTCATTAGGATTTGTCATAATGTCATATGTAAATCTTAATGGTATCTCACCACTATCTAATGGTTCTGTTTCAAACGCTACCTTGTTATACTTGTAGATGATACCTTCGTATTGTCCATCTAAAAGTTTTACACAACTAAAATCGTCACCTTCTTTTTGAGCAAAGGCGTATCTTTTAATTGGTGTCTTCTTCGTCTGATCCGTAGAGGAATTTTCTTTTTGCTGTTTCATCTATTTTGTCTAATACTTCTTTTGTAAAATATTTTTCAGGATTGTCGTTGATATTTTTACCAAAAACTTTAGAACCATCTGGCATTTCATATCTTGTAGATACTTTCTTAAAGACACCAGCTTCTTCGCCGAGTTCTATAAGACCATAATATTTGTCTAAACCTGTCTTGTAAGTAAGCTTGACATCTATCATTGCGTTCTCTTTTGTTAACCTAGATTTAAAATTTTTACAATGTATAATATTTCCAACGACCTCAGTACCTTCTTTGTCTTTTCTTTTGCTGAGATAGATGATTGATGAGGCAGCGTATTTTAAACCACTTCCACCGCCCATTTCTTTTTGAGGGAACATTGAACCTATAACGTCATATGTGTGGTTAGTCATAATCATTGGTATATTTGCTCTACCAAGTTTCAATGTTAATACTCTAAATGTTGATTTGACTATCTGCGATCTAGTCATATCTCTTGTTTCTTTACCTGCGGCAGTATCTTCCATTTCTTTTGTAGTAGATAACATACCTAAACTGTCAAGTACAAACATTAAAGGTTTTCTAGTCTTCTCTGTTTGTTCAATATATTTGTCTAATATTTTGATTGACTGGTTTCTAAATTCTTGTACTGTGGCAACTGGTACGATAACCATTCTTTTAGAATCAATACCTCTAGCCTCAATCATTTGTTTTGAGATAGCACTTTCTGATTCAAAATAGATAATACCTGCGTCAGGATCCTTATCTAAAAATGCTTTACATATACCTAGTGCGAAAAATGTTTTACCTGTTGCTGCTTCACCAGCGATTGCTGTAATCTTATTACTTGGCATACCACCATAGATAGTACCAGACAATAATGCGTTAAATGAATAAGAGCCTGTGTCTATAAAACTTGTTACATCAGCACTATCAATTCCATCACTTACTAAACCAGCATATTCATTACCAGTTTCTTTAATTATATCTTTTAAAAAATCACTCATTCCATATCTCCTATAAATTTATACATTATAATATCATACTTCACTGCTTTTGTCAATGTTTATATTGATAATACACCTAATATTATTGGTTGGTTGTTCAGCTGTATGCCAATACCTACCATCAAATACAACGATTCGGCCTTGTTTTGGTGTTATTCTTTTCAACTCTTTTACATCTTCAAAATATGGTATATCGTTTTCGTCTTTACTTTTATAGTTATATATAACAGTTTCACCATCACTATCATTTACATAATATAAAATTACTAAATGTGGCTCGTATCTATCTAAATGTGGTGTATCAACACCCTTACCTCTAAATTTTTCTTCTAAAGGCAATTGTAAAAAACTTCTTACTTCTAATACTTTGCTTTTAGTTCTTAACTTTAAATCAACTTTATTAATAATTGATTCTACTAGATTTGTATTTCTAAATATGTGCTTAAACCCTGGTCGTCTTTGATGTAAATTATTTTTTATTGATACATCATTTACAAAAGTCCAAGGAAACTCAGCGTTATCTAATAAAGTATTTTTTATAAAATTTTGTTCTTTTTTAGGTATAATATTATCTAAAATCTTCATCATCTTTTGGTATCATAATCTCTGGTAGAAAAGGCTCACCTTCTCCTTCAATTCTTAATTTTGGGTCTTCTGGTATATAACCTTTTCTAGGCTCTTCATAATCTTCAGGTTGTACTCTTGTCCATAATATTTCTTTTAATTTTTCAATAGACACTTGTCCAAAATCATTGTAAACTCTATTTTGAAATCTACCAGCCATATGATAAATTACTTCTTTGTTGTAAGCTATCTTACGTTGATAATCCCAATACTCTTTTAATTCTTCATACTTCGTTTTAGGTATCGCCATAGAAATATTTATTATTTCTTTAACGCAACGATACCAACGAAATTAAAGTTTTGCCAAAAAGTATGTATTTCAAAGCCAGCATCTTGTACCATTTTATACAATTCAGTTTTTGTATTTGGTTTCATCATA